GGCGCCCGATCGCGCCGGATCCGAACGCGGGGCGTGGTGCCCGGCGCGATCGACGCGGATGGCTGAGGCGGCACCCGGCCCGGCGCACGGATCGCTGGTGTTCAAGGGCGCCCAGCGGCCGCTGCGGCTGATCGAACTGCCGCCGTGGACGGGCTGGCGCCACACCTCGGAGGCCAAGCGCGCCGAGCGGTTCCTGGAGACCTACCTGGTGGTGCCGACGGGCCACGGCGCGGCCGGGCCGTTCCGGATCGCGGGGTTCCAGCGCGAGCTGCTGCGCGAGATCTACGACCACCTGGCCACGTTCGCCAGCCTGCCCGCCGCGAACGGTAAGACCACGTTCCTGGCGGCGCTGGCGCTGGAGCGGATCGCCCGCGGCGACGACTACGTGGAGGTGGACGTGATCGCCACCAAGCAGGAACAGGCCGGGTTCCTGGTGGAGGCCGCCATGCGCATGGTGGAGTCCTCGCCGGTGCTGGTCGATCGCTGCCGGTGGCACAGCCGCGAGCAGATCCTGGAGTACCGGCCGACCGGATCCAAGCTGCAGGCGCACCCGGCCAAGCTGTCGGCGATCCAGGGCCTGAACTTCTCGCTGGCGATCATCGACGAGATCGGGTTCGCGCACGATGAGACGGTGGAGTCGCTGATCGCCCGGCTGGGCAAGCGGCCCGACGCGCGGCTGGTCGGGATCGGCACGCCCGGGTTCCAGGCCAACATCCTGCAGCGGCTGCGCGGCGCGCACCTGGACGGCGAGCTGCCCGCCGGTGTCCGCTACCTGGAGTGGGCAGCCGATCCCGGCTCGGCCTCGGACGACCGGCGGGCGTGGCGGAAGGCCAACCCGGCGCTGCGGGCCGGGTTCCTGACACCGGCCGCGCTGGCCGTCCAGCAGGGCCTCCTGAGCGATCGCGAGTTCAGGACGTACCACCTCGGGCTGTGGGTGGACGAGGCGGCAGCGTGGCTGCCGGAGGGCGCCTGGCAGGCGTGCGCGATGCAGCCGCCGCCGCCGGACGGCGCCGAGGTGGTGCTGGCGGTGGAGGGCACGTTCCGCAGGTCGGCGGCGATCGCCGGGGCGACGATGGACGGCGCGATCTTCCACGGCTGGTGGGCGGAGGTGGCGACCGACCGCGACCTCCACGACCAGCTCGGCCGGGCGATGGAGCGGTGGGACGTGCGGGCGATCGTGCACAACCGCCGGATCCGGTCGCGGCTGTTCGCCGAGCTGCGCGACGAGGGCGCGCCGGTGGTGCCGTGGGACGGGTCGGCCGACTCGGAGACCACCTCGGCCAACGAGTTCTACCGGGCGATCGTGGGCGGCGAGCTGGCGCATGATCACGCGCCGGTAGTGGCCGAGCAGGTCGCCAACCTGCGCGCCCGGTTCGGCGTGGACGGGTCGCTGCGGCTGGCCAGGCCGGACGACCCGGCCCGGTTCGGCGACGCGGCGCTGGCAGCTCGCGCGGCCTGGTGGGTGGCCATGGCCGAGGCGCAGCAGGGCGGCGCGCCGACGATCTACTAGGCTGGCGGGCGACGGGATCCGGCGCCTGGACACGGTGGGCAAGGTCGCCGGACGCGGGCGCTGGCGGGTAGGCGTCCAGGACGACCAACGGGCCGCCCGAGGGCGACCCGTTGACCATGGCGTGAAGCTGCGAGCCAAGCAGCCGCCGGAGCCTAGCGCGCGGCCTCCTCGGCCAGCACCTTGGCGACCGTCGGGTGGGTGCACCCGGCGAGCACCGCGACCGCGCGGTGCGACAGCCCGGCGGCGGCCGCGTCCACGATCGCCTGGCGCCAGGCGCGATCGGCCGTCACCTTGGCGGCGGCGACCGCCACCAGCGTCGCCCCGATCGCGTCCTGCCGCTCGGCGCGCTCGGCGGCGGCGGCCTGGGCCGCGGTCTCGGCGACCTGCGCCAGCTCGGGCGCGGCGGCCTGCACCTCGGCCAGCGTGGCCTCCTCGGCCTCGGCGCGCAGCGCCTCCAGCCGGGCCGACTCCTGCTCGGGCGTCGGCTTGGCCTCGGGCGCCTCGGTCTGCTCGGGCACGGTGACCTCCTCGGTCGCGGGCTGGGCCTTGGCAAGCAGCTTGCCGTAGCGGGTGCGGGCCTTGGCCAGCTTGGCGATCGTCTCGGCGTGGTGCTGCTCGGCGTGCGCGATCGTGCTGGCGTAGTCCTCGGCGCGATCCGGGTACTGCTCGGCGTAGCCGCCGTACACCTTGCGGGTGCTGGCCAGCCGCTCGTTGGCGGCCTGCACCCCGCGGCCGTCCTCGGCCACGTACGCCACCGCGATCTCGGCGGCCTCGGCCTCGGTCAGGATCACGAATCCGCGCTTGAGCTGGCGGGTGGTGGTCGCGAAGGGCATATGCGCGGCTGCGAACTTGGGCGGGTAGGCGACGCCGTAGCCGCTCATGCTGCCGTCGGTGCCGATGATCTCGCGGCCGACCCGGTAGGTGCTGGGCACGTCCTTGGCCTGGTGCAGGCCGCGCTCCTCGCGGGCGGCGGCGATCACGGCGGCGGCGGCGCCGCGGACGTGGGACTTGCGGGTGGTGTTCGTGTCGGTGTTCATGGAAAGAAGTCTACCACGGATCCTGGGACATGGCAAGCGACTTTCCACAAGTCGGCCGAGGACGGGAACGGGCGCCCCTAGGGGCGCCCGTTCCGGTCGGGGGGATGGCGGGGCGAGCCTAGCGGCCGCCGCGCAGCTGGCGCATGGTGACCTCCCCGGCGCGCTCCAGGGCGCACCGGAGATCGTCGCGGTCGGCGGTGCCGTTGGCGATGTCCTCCACCAGGCCGGTGAGGCCGACGCCGTGCAGCTGCTCGGAGTAGTGGCTGGCGAGCTGGTAGGCGTCGTCGCCCAGGTTGGTGACGATCCAGCCGGGTCGCTTGCCCGCGTCCAGCAGGTCGATCGCGGTGCGGAGGTGCAGGTTGGTGGTGCGCGTGTCGGTGTTCATGGAAAGTAGCTTACCATGGATCGGGAGGGATGGCAAGCGGCTTTCCACGCCGGCCGGTTAGGCAGCCTAACGATCGTGCGCTAGAGTCGGCCCCGTGGGTCTGCTGGATCGGCTGCTGGGACGATCCGCACCGCCGCCGCCGTCGGTGCTGGGCCTGCCGTCCGGGTTCGATCCCGAGCTGGCCGGGCTGTTCGCCGGGTGGGCGTCGCCGCAGCTCGCCGAGCGCGTCGGCACCGCCGTGCGCTGCCTGCAGCTGGTCTGCCAGCAGGTGGCCGCCATGCCGATCCGGTTCCGCGGCGACTCGCCGGTGCCGCTGTGGGTGGCCAACCCTGACCCGGTGTGGTTCCCGAACGGCGCCGCTGATGCGACGTTCGCCACGATGGCGTCGATCTACGGCTGGGGCGACGCGTTCCTGCTGGTGACCGACCGCTACGTGACCGGCTTCCCGAGGGCCTACACCGTGCTGGATCCGCAGCAGGTGACCGTCGGCACCGACCCGGACGGCCGCGGCCGCACGTACCGGGTGAAGCAGTACGACCTGCGCAGCGAGGACGTGCTGCAGATCTCGCGCGACCCGAACGGGCAGCTGCGCGGCACCTCGGCCCTGCAGGGCTACTCGGCCAACGTCCAGGGCGCCTACTTCGCCGAGAAGTTCGCGACCGACTTCTACCAGCAGGGCGGCGTGCCGTGGGCGGTGCTGCAGTCCAGCCGCCGCCTGGAGGCCGACCAGGCCGCCGCGCTGCAGGCGCAGTGGACAGCTCGGGTCGGCCTGCGCGGCGGCGCCCCGGCGGTGCTGCCGCCCGATGTCACGTTCCAGCAGTTCAGCTTCGCGCCGCGCGACCTGCTGCTGCTGGAGACCCGCGAGTGGGACGCCAAGCAGATCGCCGCCGCCTACGGCGTGCCCGCGTTCATGCTGAACATGGAGCAGGCGGGCGGCCTCAACTACTCCAACCCGGAGATGCTGTTCGACACCTGGTGGCGCACCGAGCTGTACCCGACCGCGCGCCGGGTGGAGGCCGCGCTGTCCACGTGGCTGCCGCGCGGCAGCTGGGTGGAGTTCGATCCGTCGATCCTGCTGCGGCCCGACCTGAAGACCGCCAGCGAGGTGTGGCTGGCGCTGCTCGCCGCCAACGTGGTGACGGTGGACGAGTGCCGCGCGGCGGTGCTGGATCTGCCGCCGCTGGCCGACGGCGAGGCGCTGGAGCTGATCGACGAGCCGCCCGGCGCGAACGCCAGCGGCCCGACCCCGCCCGACCTGCCCGCGCCGCCACCGGCGGCCGCACCCCTGGAGGTGGTGGCAAGTGCCTGACCAGCCGATCCTGACCCGCGTGTTCCAGGTGGAGGACGTGCACGTCCGGGCCGCGATCGACGGCGGCCCGGTCGGCCGGATCCTGGATCTGCGGGTGGTGCCGTACAACGTGAGCGCCCAGGTGCGCGACGCGCCCGACGCCGAGCCGTACCTGGAGCAGTTCGCGCCGGGCGCGTTCGCTCGCGCGGTGCGGGCGCCCGATCGGGTGCAGTTCCGCTACCACCACGGCCAGGGCCTGGCCGACTGGATCGGCCGGGGCGTCCAGTTCGCGGAGGGCGACGGCGGCCTGGACGGCTCGGTGCGGGTGCTGCCGGGCGTGTTCGGCGACCAGGCCCTGACGCTGGTGGACGAGGGCATGCTGCGCGGCGTGTCGGTCGGCTTCCAGGATCTCGCCCGCCGCAACCGGCGCGCTGGAGACGGCGCGATCATCCGCGAGCGGTGCCACCTGGTGGAGGTGTCGCTGACGCCGGAACCGGCCTACGCGGGCGCCGCCGTCACCGGCCGCCGATCGCGCACGCCCGATCCCGACTGGATCGACCTGGCCGTCCGGCCGGACACCGGCGAGCTGGACGCCCGGCTGCGCGCGGTCGGGATCGACGTGTAGCCCGGGACACTCGGTGCTAGGGTCTGTCGCCGTTGGTGATCACTCCTGCGAGGAGGTGTCTGTGATCACAGCCGCACAGACCGACGTGGCCCTGAACCTGGAGGCGGCGGCGCTGCTGGTGGAGGCGGAGCCGGGCCTGAACGTGCTGGACGCGCTCCACCGCACGTCCCAGCCGATCCATCCGCAGGCCGCCCGCGACCAGCTGGTGGGCGACACCTACTACGCGCTGCTGGCGTACCTGCCGCCGCACGTGGACGAGATCGGCGCCTGGAGTGACGCCGAGACCGCCGACCGGGTGGCGACCAAGCTACGGCAGCTGGCGCGCACGATCCGCAAGGGCGGGTTCGCCCACGTGGACGGCGCGGTGCCGCCACTAGCAGACCCGTCGGACGTTGCGCTGACCAGCCGGGCCGCGACCGGCAACCGGCGCGGCGGGGTGCCGGGCAAGCGCAACTTCACGCCCGAGGGCAAGCTGCGGCTGCAGCGCGCGACCGCCCAGCGATGGCTCGGCGTCCAGCAGCGCAAGCCG